TCCTTGGTTGCCTCACCATAAGTGTATAAATCGTCGGTCTGAATAACTGCATTACTAGCAAGCGTTAAGGTCTTACCGGTCACGCCAGTTACGTTGTAAGACTCTAATGCATCCGTTTTAGCGTTACGCACCATAAGGCGATAGGTCTTGCCTTGCTCAAAAGTAACCTCTCTATCAAGAGTTACTTTATTACCTACAGCAGACTCTACACGGCCACCTTGTCCCCAGTCTGTCACATCATGCTGTAATAGGATTACATCCCCTATCGTGCACGCTATGGCGTCTGTGAAAGCCTCAAAGGTACAAGTACGCACCTCGTACTTATTCGCTCTTAGGTAGTGTTTAGCGTAATTGTAAGCTTGGTCTACATCAACGCATCCCATGAGTTCGACTTGCGCCGGACTAGCTAGGGATGTAGTTACGTCATACTCTTCACTGAATACAGGGAGCACGTCACGCTCATAGTCTTTAGCTTTATTGAGGAATGATACCTCGATAGCGTTTGCCCTAGATGAGGTAGCCTGGAACTCTTCCATAAAGGAGTCCATCTTGATATTGCCTACAGTAAATAGCTGAGTAGGTGTAGCAGCATAATCATAAATGCAACTAAATCGAGTACCTAGAGGTATTACCTTACCTCTACCAACATTCTCAGCATATTTAAGCGCGTCCCATACTTGGCTAGCATTGTCATAAATGTAGTTAAATGTAATATGCTTTTCATCGCACTTATCAGCCCACGCCTTAAATGCGTCGTATACAAAGCGTTCACGAGGAGCGCCTTTAACTACATACTCATCGCCAATCTTACGGCAATGATGAAGAATATCGTAACAAGCCCATGCCGGATTATTAGCCGGCTTAGACTCATATGCTCCAGTGTAAGTATTAAATACCCATACTGTTTTACGCTCTTGTATCCAGGTTACGTTTGGATCATTACCATTTAATTGGTCAGTAGCCAATGCTTTGATACCAATAAGCACCTTACCAGGATGAATGAAATCATCATAGACAATCTGAGTTAACTGAGACCAATACACTTTGTTCACATGGCGGTTAGAATTACCATCCTTATGTGCGCATCGCATACGGACTTCATACTGTCCTGGTTCCTTTACATCGAACCGGAACACACGATAGATGGCTTTATTTGAACTATCCTTAATAACACCAGTATATTGGCTATTGTCGATAGACGTTCTTGAATGACTGTTCCGCTTAAACCAACGATTATCTGTCTTTTCAAGCATGGCACTTTGGCCACCATTGTTACTAATCGGTAATGGTATCCACTCTGCAGAACCAACCTTACGATAGCCACCTTCAATAGTGACTGAGGTTTCACTTAATCCGCCCTTGTCGTTTGAATAATACAAGCCATTAGGGAGTGAAATAGTAACCTCTAGCGCAGTAGATAAGTTACCTTGCGTTTGGTGGATAGACCAATCGTTGGTAAGCTCATACGTTAATGGTTGGTCAGCGTAGTTATCATTAAAGTTAGGGATAATCTCTTGGTTATTTGTACCAAGTCTTACATCGAGTTGAACTTCCTTGTAATTACCAATAGGGTTGCCGTTTAATTTAACGTCCGTTATAGCGTCAATAGGCCCCTCACCCGCACAGTATAATAGGTTAAGATATTGCTTTTCACCGTCGCTCGTTACATGGCGAGATATAAGCATACCCGCGCTTTTACACTTACCATAAGTAATAGCTAAGGGATGACCTTGGCCAATAATAGTTTGTGCACCTTGCCACCCATACGTAGCGGACTGCTCTGTATTAGAGCTATCTGTCTTAGGCGTAGCTATTTTAGATATGATCGCGTTACCAATCATCCCGATAGCCATTGCTGCTAACGTACGACCTAATACGCTAGTAATACCGAATATCGCACCGGAGGCAATACCGGCAGTGGCTATTGATAAACCAATCGATAACAAGATAGCGAATGCTTGCTTTTCAAGTTTAGGTAATACCACTACATAGGCTTCATCTGTAGGTGATGCGGTATCATCTACTAACTCACCATTTATGGAGTACACCCATTCGCCTGGTTCAGTGAAATATTGGTTAAGTTTTTTACCTTCAACAAAAGGCACAAGAGTCTCTTGTCTAGTGGTAAGGTCGAATGGGTTTCGAGCAATTACTAGTCTAATCATTTTGAGCCTCCTTGTGCCTGTACACTCCTAATATACGTTTTCTTAATCTGTCCATTGGTACGATACAAACCCCCGCATATTCCGTAGAATGTATCATCTTACCTTCGCCGACATACACTGCGATATGATCAGCATTATTACCGTAGAGGTTCATGACAATTATGTCCCCTACTTCCGGTTCCTTGACTTCGTACCAGGGAGAGTTCATATCTGGCCAATACATTGCGTATGGCTCAAGCTGAATACCGGCTCTCTTGTACACCTCTACCACAAGCTCCCAACAAGGCAACTCTTTCCACGGAGTCCCTACTAGGTTATTTAGAGTTAGACGCATATAAGCCCCCTTGTGGTATCGTTGGCTCACCGCCAAATCTAACGCTGTTATTTAACTCACGACAGCGTTTTAGAGTTTTGTTACAGTTTTGTGCGTACCCTTTGTATCCGCACTCTACAGACTTAAATTTGAAAGGACAATAGTCTTTCATTACTCGAACAGGTGGGAACCTGCGAGAAAATGAGAAGTCTGTACCTAATGTGAACACTACCCAGTCTGCTTTAGATTGGGATGCATTAATGATGAACGTTTCTTCTAGTTCAATAATGTCCGGTAAGTTAGTATTGAATATTCGAATATTGACCTCACAATCTGTGAGGCCTTTATTCTTTTCTACTAACCGTTGGATAGTACCGGTTACATTCGCTACAGAGAGTTTAACGTTAGGCATCTGCTTAGTGTCCTCGTTGATATCCTCTAGCTTGAATGGGAAGGCAGTGTACTTCTTTCCGGCTAAGGTTAAGTCCTCTGTGTTATTCACAAGGAGGATATTCCCTTCCGGATGGTGAAGTTCAATAGCCATTACCCATGCTCCAGTGGAGGATATCTTATTTTTTTCGATGATTGATGCAGTTGATAACGTTAACATCTAAGCCTCCTGTAATTGAATAGAACCATTCCATATACCATAATCACTAGCGGAGAAGTGGAGTTGGTCCGCAAACCTTACTCTTACCTTCGCTCGTGTCTCCGGATGTGTCCAAAGAAATATCTCTGCAGTATTAACCTGGTCAAAGAAATTCCTTAACTTGATATATTCCGAAGTCGGTATCTTGTAATTTACTGAATACGATCGTAACGCTTTCGTAGTCTTACGATGCGTTAACATCGTCATGTTTTCTACCTGAGCCTTACGACTTACATCAGGCGTTGTTTCATCGATAGGGTATATCGGATATCTTATGTTTGGGAATTCTAACATACGCTATACTGCGGCTGCCTTAATGGCGTCACGCATACCTCCTTTGTTTGTCATAAGACTAGATACTACTACATCAACTATCATTTGTTCGCCATCAAACTTAGTTTCTTGTTGTTGGCTATCCAGTTGTTGGCCAGATTGATTGATGATGTTAACCGTTACTTTACTAGCTCCTTCACCGCTAATCATCTTACGTGTTTGGCTTGCGTTGTAAATGCGATGAGAAGAGTTGAACTGTAAGAGCTCTGGACCATTCTCACCAACAAGAGTCATACCTGCAGGAGCAATACCACCGCTTGCGAACTTACCGAAGCTATTGCCTGTAAATGCGGAACTGAAAGAGCCCCCACTTGCAAACGATGATATATTGCCACGACCGGCACCTATAGCACCGATACCGCTTACCACTCCACCAAATAGGCTTTGTAGCTTAGGTTGTACATACTGTTGGAATGATAGGTTAACAAGCATTTTAATAATGCTATTTGTAATATCCTTAAAGATATTTTTAAGCCCCTTACCGAATGACTCAGTACCTGTAGCCATTGCTTCTAAGTGGCTAGTAAACGAAGAGTTAATACTACTCATCGTACTATCAAAGGTAGACTTAGCTAGGTCGCCATAGTTAGTGACTTGTTGGTTATACTGTCTAGCACCTTCTTGTAGGCTAGTACGTATATTACGTCCGGCAGCTTCCCATAGTTTCTGCTGAGCTTCAACGAGGTTCTTTTCTACTTGCAAGCGTTGAGTAGCGCTTAGCTGAGCTTCATTGAGTTCTCGTTGAGCGAATTCGATATAAGCTCGTAACTGTTCATTAAGTACTTGGTCTGCATCTGCTTGAGATATCCGTCCAAGCCTTACTAAGTTAGATTGATGTTCAGAGTCCTCGTTGAGTTGCGTATAGGCTAACTCTCTGATTTTCTGTTCCGTATCAGCAGTAATCTTTAGCTTCTCGGCATTAGCCCTCTTTTCGGCTAATGTCTTGTCGCCTACTGCCTTTGTGTACTCACGAACGTTATCATCGATTTGAGCCTTTTGTGCTTCGGCTTCAGTCTTGAGTAATTGCAAGCGATCGCCTGTGCGTTCAAGGTCTAGTTTTGAGATTTCCTCGTTCATTTTACGTACACGGATTTTTTGATTACGGTCAGCTTCTTCGAGTTTCTTTTGATATACTTCCTCGTTCTTAGCCTTAGCTTCTGCTACTAGGTTAGAACTTGCCAATGCTTTAGCATTAGCTTGTGAATAAGTACTACCTCCGGATATACCGGCGAGTTTAGATGTATCTACATAGCCTGTAATCGCCCCGAAGTCACCTGTGATAGACTGCTTAGCAACTACCCCGGTACTAGAATTAGCGCCTGTATATCCGCCATTACCATCAGCAATAACGATATGGTTATCGCCAAGTACGACCACACCATCACCGGCTTTAGGAACATACCCATCACCTTCTGGGTGCCACGCTCCGGCTTCTGCCGCTGCGTCCATAATAGATGGTACGTATCTAGGTACGTCTTTACCAAACGTAGCCTTTACACTATCTGCGAATAACTTGCCACAATCTGTAGCCCAATCACCATCTGCGCCTAATACGTAAGCTTTGCCTAGTTGTGCATTAGCCGCCTCTAGTACACCGGAAGCACTTCCCGAGCTACTTATTCCGGCAGCACTTTGTAGGATGCTGAGTATATTTTTAGTGTTAGAGTCAAATTGATTTCTAGCTTGTGCCTTATCAATTTCATATTGACTACCGTCAATCTCTAAGGATTGAAGCGTTAAGGATTTAATTAGGTCGGTTAATCGGTCAGCTGCTTGCGACATTTTTTCTGCCGCTTGTGCTTGTTCTTTTGCCGCCTTCTCTTGTGCCTTGGCTCCATCCTCGAGACCACCACTTAACTTGTTTAGTACATCATTATTAGTAAGACCATTCTTAGCATCGTCAATTTCTTTTTGAAGTCGCTCTTGCTCCTCTTCAGCGTTCTTCTTCGCAGCATCTGCCGCTTCCTTAGCCTTAATAGCAGCATCGATTTGAGCGCCTTCTTCTTTCGTCGCTAAGCGATCGTTCTTGATGAGTCCAAAGAGTGAACTATCCTCAACCCAGTACCTCCCATCATGGTTATCCATGTAATCGGAGCTCGTACCAGGTGCGTTTAAGTTCTTATGAGCTCTAAGACCGTTAACGTCAACGCCTAGGTCTGTACCTGCGGTCTTAGATGCATATACCGCCGAATATATGCTCTTAGCTGCGAGTCCTGCTACGGTTGCTAATGTAAGCCAAGGTCCTGCGGCTGCTATAGTAGCCAATCTCATGAACTTCAATGCACTTGTAACGGATTGAATACCTGTGATTACTATAGTAGCTTCTAAGCCGAATTTGATAAGACCTGAGATAGCTTCCTTTTGTTCTGTAGCTAGATTACTATAAGACTTCGTTAAATCGATTGCACCTTGTGCATATTCCATAACCACCGGTAAAAGTTCTTGGCCAATCATAATAGCCAATCGTTTACCGGTCTGTTCCATATCTTTCAACTGACGATTAAAGGCAGCGGACTTTTTAGCAGCTTCATCATCAATGATGAGCCCCATTGCTCTTGCACGGTCCTCGACTTGCTTCATGGCATCTGCTGACATATTCAGCATTCCGTGAAGTTGGTATCCGGTTTTACCGAATAGCTCCATCTCAACTCGTGTCTTTTCAGCACCGTCCTTCATGTTCCTTAATCGGTCTTGAATGATTTTGAACACTTCAAGGGTATTCTTACCCTCAATCTGATCAATGCTAACACCTAACCGACTGAACATATCAGTAGCTAGTTTACCTTCTGCGGATGCAACTTGCATTTTATCCTGTGCGTTAGACACAGCCTTCGCAAATTTAGCGAATGCTACAGTACTAACATCAGTAGCTACACCCATATAGTTTGCAACGGAGAGGAATGTACTAGCTTGTTCAGCAGTCGCACCTGTTAAGGATTGCATCTTCTTTACTGATAAGTTCCAAGCTAGTGCCTCTTTAGCGAGTTTAGAACCTAGACCGGCAAGACCGGCACTCGCACCGATAGCAAACATTTCATTCTTTAATTTTGAAAGCTCTGCAACTGTTCCCTTAGAGGTAGCGGCGATTTTCTCTAAACCGGCTTTTGCATTCTTATCGGTCAGTTGCACTACGATATCTACTACGTTATTCGACATCCTTATTCATCGCCTCCATTTCTAATCCCTCCAATATCCACATAAGACTAAATAACATCGGATTTAGATTAATGTTATTAATCTCGGCCACTGTACGTATAGCCGGATAATCAAACCCGGCTAGTCCGCCTGAGTGGTAATTCCTTTGACTGCGTGATAGGTTATACAAGCGCAAAGCCTGTTTTGAACCGAATAATAGGCGTGGTGGGTTAAAGTCACACTCGGAGCAGTCGAAGGACTGCTTTGTAGCGGTTTGTAATTCCTTACATCCCTTGCAGTACTTCGGCCTATCCGAGGACATCCACCTCCACGCCTCTTCTAGTTTTTTTCTGTTTCTTCGTAG